AAGTTTCTGCTTATCCTGAACTGTACCGGCTCGCAATGAGGCTAAAACGCCTTCATCAAAGCCTTGTGAGCCTGCTTTACTTAAAGATTTATCAGCAACCACCCGGCCTGTGCTGGTCAATTTCTTGCCCGCTTGGGCAGCATCACCAGCCTTAATACCCTCAGTGGTCGCTTTAAGTTTTTGAGGGGCTTCGTTTAATCGTTTAGCAATGGCTTTTGCTTGTGGTGATCCGTTCTCCAGCGCCTTAATACCATTAGAGAAAACCCTATCAACAGCGCTGGGGATGCCTGAAGCTTGCGAAGCAATACCCGCTACGGCAGGCGCAAACTCACCAGCAGTGGCAACAATTTGCTGTGCAGTACCCGGCTCCATGAAAGCCTCGCGCCCAGCACCTATAGACTGAGCTGCGTCAGTTAATCGAGGCGCTCTAACATCACTACCCACAAGGTCAGAAGCGGCGTTAAACGCGTCGGTGGTAAGGAAATCTATACCCTCTGTAACGCCCCTAACTACGCCTGATGCAAACTCAGAAGCAATATCAGCGCCCGGTACGTCTGCAAACATCTTGCCGATAAAGGAATCATTTGCAGACGCTTTCTGCATACGTGTTCCACGTGGAACAGGTTTGGCTGTAGCAAGATTAAAGCCAGATTTAACCGGCTTTGCCGTTGATAAATCAAAAGCCATCAGATTTCCTCAATACGTCCATCAGGGTATACCCATGCTTGGTTGCCGTCTGCATCTTCCATTAACTCCCTTTCGCCGCCGGGTGATACTTGCTGAGTTGGGCCTGCTTGCTCTCTAGTCAATTCGCCCCCCATTTGGAAGTTTAAAGCCCTGCGTATTTCTTCTGCGCCGGTAGTGTCTCTACTTTCTTCTGCGGCTCTAAGACCTCGCTCAGCTACTCTGGTAGCAATAGAAAGCGCGTTTCTAAGTAAACGCTTGTTAGTTTCTGGGTTTCTGCCAAATGAAGCCTCTATGGCTTTTAATGAGTTACCTTCTTCAGCCGTAAACGCTGCACCAAAAGTGGCTCTTAATTGGGTTAAAACCGCTTTACCCAAAAGGTTAGACAATTCACCAGCTTCAGGGTCTTCAATACCTAGAGACTGCATAAATGCTAACTGAGTAGCGGAAAGCCGATCTGTATTAACACCAGACTCAAGCAAAGCAAGCGCCTGATTTATTGACGCTGTTGAATCGGCGGCAATCTGCCCCTCAAGTACCGCGTCATTCAAACGCCCAGCAACGTTTTTGCCCGTCTGCTCCTCTTGGGCAATAGTTCGCTTATCCTCGCCAACTGTGTCAGCAGTAACCTCTAGTCCGTTTTTGGATACAGGCATAGCCTCGTTTGTTGTTGGATTTACAATATGCGGAACGCCGCCAATAGTAACAACTCGCGGAGTCTGTAATGTGCCAGGCTTGGGCGCTAAGTCGTTTTCTATCAACTGAGCTTGCTGCAACTGTTCAGGGGTTAAACCAGCCGTTCGGTCTGCTCGCTCCTGCACAGATGTAGGCCGACCACTGCCATATACCTCTTGCGGGACGGTAGACCAAACCTCTGCCGGTATAGGTAAGCCAATAGCTTGGCTGTATTGCGCCGCGCTTTCTGGGCTTCCAGTCTTGCCCGCAATATCAATCATTAACTGTTGACGGTATTGGTCAGCCTTCAACCCTGATCGTGCTGCCGCTGCGTCAATTTGCTTTTCTGTTATCTGTAAGCGCCGATCATTCTGCGCGTTAGTAATGCCTTGCTGTGCTTGCTGCGCGTCAAAGTTGCGCCGATCAACAGCTATGCTAGACAGGCTTACCGGGTTATATGGGGTTACTTGGACTGGCATTTAGCCTCCTGGCCGTGGTGGGCCTTGTAATTCTTGGCCTGTTTGAGAATTAAACAAAAAGCCGCCTGTGCTTGGTATAGATCGGTTTCGGTTGAAATACGCCGCACCCAAGTCGCTGATCGTATTGCCTGCAATGTTACCCGCATTCTGGAACGCTGAAGCCCTGGCATTGCCTGTATTCATAGCAATATTGGACAAGTTGTTAGCGTTGCTGCCAACCGCGTTACTAGCCATTGCAGAGCCTTGGCTCCCAAATCCTGCCAGTTGGAATAACGGGTTAAGTACAAAGTCCTGAACACCTGCGCCAGAAAGTTGCTGGTTAAACGTGGATAAGTCTTGAAGCGTCCCGCCTGATTGGTTTAAGCCTCTAGCCGCCGCGCCACGGTCAATAGCCTGCTCGCCTTGCTGCCGGTTGAACTGAATCAACGGGTTATTAGCTACCAGATCCTCAAGGTTTAAGCCGCCTGTGCTTGGCGTACCAGGGGCTGCACCACCTTGCTGAGTTGGTTGCTCAATAGGCGTCGGCGTGGCCACGTTGATCTGTGGCGCTCGGTCACCCCTGCCAGCGTAAAACTGCCCATTACGGTAGTCTAAAATGCCTTGCCCAGCTTTGACCCGCGCACCAGCAAACTTTGTGCCTGCGTCACCCTCTCCGGCTTGGCCTAAAAACTCTACCCCAGCGCTGCCTACAGTCGCATCACGACCGCGAGACGTATAAAGGCCACCGCTTCCATCAGTAAATACAGGCCGACCCTTCCATGTTGCGCCAGCAATAGGGGAAAGCCCTTGTGTAGCCTCTTGGAAGCCAGCCGCGCCGCCGAACTGCCGATTGCGGCCACCAAGCCCACCACCACCTAAACCGCCAAAATCTATCTGTTCTGGTGCCGGCAAGCCGTAAAGGTTAGCTAGAATGCCTAGAGCGCCTGTGCCTACCTCCAATTGAGGTCTTGCCAGTGCAATTTGTGTGTCTAACGCCCGGTTTTGAAAGGCTGCGGAAGCATCCCCCGCGTCACCAATAGCGTCCGAGCTACGATTCGCGCCGTAAATACCCGCACCCGCGCCAACCAAAGCCGCGCCAGCTATCCACAAAGGCATTAGAGCCACACCTCAACCGAATTTATGCTTCCAAATACGTTCATTGGCTCAACCCTCATTGCTTTATAGCGTACTGCGCGAGCCTCATCATAAGGCTCACCCAAATAGTTTGTAATTTCTTCTAGTCGTTCGTCAATTTCATCAAAAGGAACATGCAAACCCCTCAAATCATCTAGTCTCGAATCTACCGCGTGTAAAATATCAAGCATGTCATCAGGCAAGTCCATCAGCGGCAAAACGCTATTATAAACCTCTTTGACAGGTCTTCTTATTATTACTGTTGGCGCATCCCATCGCTCCTGAAAGTCTGTTAAAAACAAACCACAATCAGAATCACCTTTAATCGTCGGCATTAAATCGTAAAACTCTTGCTTTGATTGCAGCCCGTTTAAAGCCTCATGCTCACAATCTAAATACAAAGAAAACCATGATGTCCTGCTTCTGGGTAAGCCGGTAACAAAAAACACTACAGGTCAAGCGCCGTTACCACCCCATCGGGGTATTTGTCCCGTATCGGTCCCGGTAGCGTGTCAAAAGTGGCTATTAATACACCCTGCTTAAACAGCAAGTCGGTCAGGTACGCAATCATGGCGTTAGCATACCCTTTCCTACGGCTACCTGGGCGAACCACAATCTGATCGACCACTGCCGCAAAGTGGTTCTGCCGGTAAGTTATAAACCCTACAGGAACGCCATCAGCTTCGTACACAAGGCATATCTCATCGTCCCTGTGTATCCATCTTCTAACCCAATTCCTAACATCTGAGGGCGCTATAAAGCCGCCATTCTTGTCTGTAGGCGGATAGTCTGCGTATGCCTCGATAATCCATGCGGTATCTTCTGGCGTGGGCTTTCTCACTTTCCGCCACCTGTCGCGGGAGTGCCACCGGCTACCGAAAGGTCGATAGCATTCCAAGCCACAGCGCGTGTAGTTTTAGAGGCGTCGGGTAAGGTCAAAGTCACCGTAGCCAATGCGCTAGCCGTCGCGTTGTTCGTCAAAGTATAAGCCGTGGAGTAGTCCGTAGATGCTGTGTCAGAAACCGCAGTGATTGCGATAGTCCCGGCAGCGCTGGTTAGCGTACCTCGCAATATTCTCTGGCCTACCTGCACCGCGCCCTGACTGTAAAATGTAACCGTGATGTCAAAAGATGGGTCTGAGACAGGAAACGTCCCGGCAGGATCTGAGTTCCAAGCGTAGCCCGTGGGCACGGCCTCTGAATAGCTCGAAGTACCCGCCGCTGCTGTCGCTGTTGTTTCTACCGTTACCGAGCCATCAATAAGACTGTATAAAAAGCGTTGGAAGTCACCAGACATACGCCCTGTATCGTCAACAATAGCCGCCCTATAAGACTGTAGCTGCTTAACTATTTGCGAAAGGCTAAGCGACACGCGCATCTACTAGCGCAAATTGCGCATTGTCTGTCATTGTGAGTTTAAGCACGCGCTCACCGTCGTAGAAGCCGCCTAGCGCTAGAAACTTAACCTCAGTGGTGTATTGGCCTTGAGTGCCTACAGACACCTCTATGCGGTTGCCATACGTCCTGCCGCCATCCTCTGAAATCTCTAGAAATAACTTAGAAACGTCCAACGGATCAGAATTCTCGCCTGTCTCAAATAGCAGTGTGAGGCTAGGCATGGTCTGGTATACGTCTGTGCGTAAAGGTCCAAACGCTCTAATGCGCGCTAGCTCATCGCCATTATGTTGATAAGTATCCTGGTTCAGTTTGTAGAGCTTATCGCCGCCTACATATTCGTTACCAAATGCAGAGGCGTGGTAGTGATACACACAGTCTTTGCGGTCACGAGTCTCGCGCGTATGCCATGCCTTATTGGGGTCTGGAATTGACGCATCATAGACAATGGTCAACTCACCTGGAAAATTCAAATGGTAGAAGTCGTGACCATTCCACGTATAAGCGAAGCCGATAGGGTCAACTGTGGTCTGAGCAATCTGGTACTCAATGCCATAATTACTCACGCGAATAGGGGTAAACCCATCTGCCCGGTAGATAACCCCATTCTCACCTAGCCAGAAAACCGTATTGTCGAGCTTTGCAGGGCTGAAAGTGCCCGTACAGCCGCGCTCTAAGATGGTTTGACGCTGAAAAGGGTTAATAGCATCGCCTGAGTTAAACCAAACCTCTGTCGTCAATTCACCGAACAGCCATAACTCTCTATGATCGACAATAAGGCTGACCAAATCATCTGGCGCGCCCTCTGCTGTCGCAAAGTCTATGCCTGAAATAGTTTCAAAGTCGTTGATTGTGGTGAAGTGGAAGCGGCCTGAATTCTTCTCTAGCAACATGCCGTAGCCGTCTAGAAAATCAGCCTTAGCTGTAGAAGGCATATCTGTATCAGTAATTGCCGTAAGCGCACCACCGGCTTTCTGAACTACCCAGCCGTTACCCGCTGAAATGATTAATAGCTCAAAAATGTTATTGGTCAGAGATACAGGCGAGCCGTCATTAGTAATAGTACCTAGTGTGAGTGCTGTGCCTGTACTCGAAATCTGATACACGGTAGCGCCTGCGACTACGTATAAGCGCCCCCAAGCGTTAATCATCCCTCTGATAGGATAGGTCAAGTCGGCTACCAAATCGGTTCCAGGGACGCCCCGGAGACTAGCAACGCCATCTCCCAACTCTATGAAGACATTGACGGCCTTCTGAGCAGACACAACGCGAGACTGACCCTCGTATGCGCCGCCTATCAACCCTGCAATAGCCTGGCCCATTAGTAGTCTCTAGCCTCTGCTTCGATAAAGTCAGAATCGCCTACAACCGCTGCGTAAAATCTGCGTAAAGATCGAGCGGCCAATGCTTCGCGGTCACTGGGGTTGCGTCTTAAGTCGAATTGATCGAAAACAGGCGTATACATGAATAAAGGAACTAATTGCGCCATGCGCTCATCAGGTATTGAACTCGCCTCTGTCGGGTCAAAGTCTAGGCTCTGTTCTTCGTCTAGCTCTAGCAGGTAATCAGTCAGAGCATTAAGCAACTCCACGTATACAGCGCCTTCTAAGTCTTGCCCTGCTCTGCGCAAGCCAACCTGAAAGGCTGCGCGCTGTACTACATCTCTATGAGTCGCCATAAAAATCCTTAATAGAAGCCCCCCGAAGGGGGCTAATGGCCTTAGCTGTCTAAGGCAGCACCGAAGAACCCGGTAACAATGCCGTTAGCGACATTATTCCAGTACATTTTACGGACTTGCTCTTTGTGTTCAACGCCAACACCTTTAGAGAAGTCGTAGTCTGTCTCGGTCTTCTTAGTCATGCGCGGGCGCTGACCGTAAGCGTGACCAAGTGCCTCTGCACCACACAGATATACAGGCGCAATTCGTGCGGAGGCATTACCCACCGTACCAATGTCTGCAATCTCTGGAACTTCGCGAATCAACACGTTATCCCACATCAGATCGCCGCCCTTGAACAACGGATTGCTCAAACCACGCTCACGCGCTTCACGGGTAGCATTCAAAAATGCAGTATCCGCCATCAAGTCACGTCGAACGATAGAAGGCACAAAGAGAACAAAGAACTCCTCATCTTCAGTCGTGCGCAGTGGCGTGATATGCGGAACCGCTGTCTGAGCCATGCGTTTCATCAGAGAAATCTCTGTTGCACCCATAGTCATAGCAGCAGTCACAACTAACAGAGAAGCAGAGTGGTCCGTAGCAGATTGGTTGCCAATGGCATCACCAAACAGCACACGGTTTACAGTGCCATCGTTGTTAGCCAGGTATGTATCCTTCGCGCCTTCAGCAGCAGCAGCATATGTGCTGTACGTGGTGCCATCATAGATAGCGCCAAGTGCATCGAGAATGTTGTCACGGTGCAAGGCTCGCGCCCATACGCCCAACTGTTCACGACCAGCAGACAGTAAATCAAAGTTAGGCTTTTCCAACTCTTCTTTAGTCGCTGTGACAGCGTTACGCTCATAAGTAGGCGTTAATGCCCAATTATAGTTGTTCAACGCTTCTTCAGCTCCAACCAACGCGGTAGAACCTGATACACCGGCACCTGTTAGGCGTCCGACCATAGGGACATCAACAATCTGTCCGTTTCCTTCGCGTGCAACAATAATGTTATTTGATCCAGTTCCCTCGAACTTTCCAAACCGTGAGGCGCGCGTATATTCTTTGAAATACTTACGCTCCCAATTGGTTACAACATTACCTGCACTAGTGGTAGTAGCAGTCATAGTAGTTTCCTAATTAATTAGGGCGGTGATTGAAGTCACGTCCAAGCATGTCCTCTAGGGACATCAGCCCTTCCGCGCTTACTCCGCCCGTGGAGTTTCCAGTTTCGGCTAGTGATGGTTTACCTACCGCAGCGGCCTTCGTCTGATCTTTTTGCTCGACTACTTTGCCTGCTATCCGGGCTTCAAGTTCTGCTATTTTTGCGCTGGCTGTGGTTAATGCTTCGTTCGCATCTCCCGCACCCTGCAACGTTTGCAGCGCTATATGGTCCTGGTACATTTTGTAAGAGTCTTCTAGCAAGTTATCAGATGCCGATAACACGCCTTGCATAGCGATATTGTCGCCCAATTGCTCATTGATCCAAGTCTCAGCAGCGTCCCAGTCTTCATGGGTTCGCTTCATCCATTTAAGTTCTTGCTTAAATACGGCTTGGTTAATGCGCCGATCGACATCATTTTGGAACCCTTCAGGATCGTCAATGGGGTCAATCTTGGCTTGAGGCTCAACCGGGTTCTGCTT